CATTGACATTACTACCCCAAGTCCGCAAATCATTACCGATGCCGTTGGCAAAACCAGTGCCAATTGTGTCTGTCCCTGTATAGTTAATTCGTGTGTTCCACGCCATCGCTTACCTTCCTGAACTGACTGGTAGCCAGATCCAACTCCCATCCAGCCCCAACCTCATGGCCGGACCTCTCAATAATCGTGGTGGACACAACCTGGATCGTTTCTTTGATCCGGTCCAACTCACCTTGAAGCTGCTGTGCCCGCATCTGCATCTGCACAAACCGCTCTTTCTCTTTATCCGTAATCTTAATTTCCATACTCTCCTTCTATGCCATTAGGCCATGGTTTCTTAAAACAGTTCTTAGCTGACCACAATAAGTTTCAGCGTCAGAAAGAGTTGCAAAACTTGGAGCACCGATGTCTGCCTGCTGTGCTCCCACTACTTGTATACTATTCACTTTTAGCACTTTCCCAGACCCCAACGATACATTACCGCTAGAATCTAAACTGGAAGAGCCTCCTGAACCCCAAGCCACTGTAAGGAATCCAGAGTTTGCTGAAGAATCAATACGTTGAACACCGTTAATGTACAACGACAAAAATTTGCCATTTTGATTTGAGTCAATAACAGCAGTGGCGGAGTTTAGTGAACCGGTTCCAATATAGAACCCACCATCAGCACGAACTTGGCCGTTGCTTCCAGTAAATGATATATAGTTGGTAGATGTTCCTGTGTGGCTACTTCCATACAGCCTAAGCGTGCCACCGTTGGTGTCTACGGCCATTACACCATAGGTGTAATCCCTGTAGTCACTATAATTAGTGACTAGTCTAGGACCAAAGATAGAAACACCGCTTCCAACATACCAAGCAGTATTACTACCGGCACAAGGCGATGCTCCATTAGCTATACGGATACCCAATTGGTTAGCACTAGGATCAAGAATAGACTGAGCAATAACCAAATGTTGCGTACCATTGGGTACGTCAATCGACACATTACCGCTACTATCCATCTTGATAAGACCGTTGGTGTAGCTAGTGCCGCCAATAGAAATGGTCTTAAACCAAGCTCCATCATTTCCAGACTGTGTACCAATAAAGCCAATAGCAGAGCCAGCCGCATTGTACACTTCAAAGTATCCAGGCTTGCTTCCGCCACCACCGACCATGATCTTAGTAGCATCTAGACTAACTGTACTTACGCTACTAACCACTAACTTTGCACCGTCTAAAGTACCCGAGGCACTCCCAACCGCAACATTACCCTGAGGCGTGCTTCCGTCTTCAGCATTGATCTTGTTATTAACGTCAAAACTGACTAACTTCCAAGTGTAAGTTTTGCTGCTGGACGGATTTGGAACAAGTATAGAAATAGGACTGCTAATGCCTTTTACGGGCTGAACCATCAAGGTTGAGCCGTCATAAACCCTTAAAATTACCCCACCCCACGTATTTTCGGTGGGTGGTGTAAAGGTAACAGTAATCTGCTTCATGTTCGTGCCATCACTGCTAGTCGGCGTGGTCACTGTGGCTGAAGCACCAGTCACATTTGAAGCATAAGTGTTGGCGGACAAGGGCCAGTCAAACTCATAACTGACACTCGGAGTTACACCGTCCACAATGCTGTTGAAGTTACCACCAGAACCACTCACAAAGTAAGTAGTAAACTTATAGTGGTAAGGAATCAACGGCCAACCCTTCACATCCTCATTCTTAGTGAATGGATGACCAACGTCTGCCCACAAAGTATCAGGCATGGCACTACCATCCTGAAACAGCATCTGATACCTATGAATTAGGCGTACCGTGTCGATTTGTCCTTGGGTTGGTGAGGGTGGTGCAGTAGGCCAACTCCAAGTTACACCTTCCGACCATCGCTGACCCGCAGTATAATCGCTTATAAACCGAATGCCAGTCACACCAGACCCATAATCGATTTTGCCTACATTGGTAACTAAGCGGGCATACTCTTCACCGTTGGCAACACCCACCGGATCAATCAATAGCGTGGTGGACGGACTTGCTCCAGTCGCACCATACCGCACCAAATCATTCTCAATGCTGGTGCTATAGCTGACCCCATAAATCCGAATGGTACGAGAGTTAATTTGTTGGGAAAGGTTGAAGACTGCCGGTGAGTCAGTGAACTTGCCAAGGTCTGCTGGCTGCCAAGTACCGCTCATGTCCGGGTTTCCACCAAATGTGGTGGACCCAGTCAGGTTTGTGCCTTTGTTACCGCTGCTCTGATCTGGATCTTCGACATAAACGTGGATGCCTATGAACTCGCCAAGGACGGCAGGCGCGGTCCACGGCAGCGTCACTGACACTGTTCCGTCACCATTGTTCACATAAGTAGGAGTACCTAGTGTGGCGTTGTTAATGGTGGATGCGCCGGTCACACCGACACCGCCACTAAGTGAGCTGGTAGTTATGCCTTTTTTGGTTGCTACTGTAGTAGTTGTGGCTTTTGCTGGAACAGAATCCGAGACACCCTGAAGCTGATCCACGATCTTCTTGAAACCCTCATAGACAGAACGCCTCAAATCTTCAATGTTTTCTACCTCAGGAAGTTGAGGAATGAATATTCTCATTGACCCTCCAGCGGTGTACCCGGTATACCACGGCGTGTCAGCCCCTTCACACCAATTTGGTTCAAGTCAAGATTCACGTTTTCAACCTGGATGGTCTGAGGCGCGTACATCCTGAACTCAAACAGGCGGCCTCTCGCTCCCGGCGGGAAGGCGATTCGGTCTGTCCACTTTAGTCCTTCAGTCAACGTAAGAGTTCCGGTGTTAAAATTCTCGCCATCAATATCCCACCAATAAGTAGCCACCGCAAAGTCCTGACCGAGCGGCACCTTGCTAAAGACGCTCCAGTACCGGGCCAAATCAAGTTGCGAAGCCCCACCGATTTTCTTATAATGGAAGCTCCAGGTGGTTTTACGGAAGGGATCTGTATCGGATTCCAGCTTTGTGTTATAGTGCTTAAACTGGGCAGCCCCGCTATATACTGCTTCCCAGCGGCTACCAGTCTGTAACACATAAGCATTTGTGTTTGTATTGAGGTCTAACCCTACAGTATACCATTGTTTACGGGTGCCTGTAAAGGTGCTAGTCTGCATCACCTGATCGTCCACAATCAGCGTGCCAGTGACCGTCCCATTCACACAATCAAGCTGCGGCTGCCATGTCTTCATCCAGTGGCTGCTCTCATACGGCATCGGACCATACCTGAACAACGTCACTCGGGGTGGCTCGACCGCACCATCAAAATCAGTAGTGTAGTGCTTGAATCGGCCCGTCCCACTCACCGCATAAGCCGCATGAAGCGTCCTACCATACTTCTCTACCGGCAAGCTAAACGTATACTGTTTTCGTACCGTACCAGTCATCGTATGGGTGGAAATCGCAGTGCCATCCAAGAACGTGGTCGCCAGCACCGTATTGCTAAGGCAGTTCACTTCCGGCTTAAACACCTTCACTTCCCGTTCATCACCGGTAAGCTTCGGGCTGACATACTCATTCCACCGATCCGGCTCAGGCCGCTTGTGCCACCATGTCTGGTATACTTTGAACGCCGTACCACTATATGTGACGTACATGGTCCGACCAAACTGGTTGACTGGATAAGAAGTTGCATTCAAATCAAAAGTAAAGCTCTGTCGGTTGTAACCAGTGATTGTGGCAGTGGTTAACACTGTGTTGTCCACATACACCGTGGCAAGAACAGTCCCATTCGGATTGATGTCCACATCAAAAGCATCAATAATCACTTCATCCAGCGATTCAATATCAGACTTGTAATAATTGACTTTGGCCGGTTCTTTCCTAGCCTCATACCGTGTTTCCCAAGGCTTAAAGTACACTGGACTGGTGTAAGTCGTGTAGGCCACTCGACCATAAGTTTCGGCAGGGAAGCTGAACTGAAACACTTTTCTACCACCAGTCGGACCAGTCATAGTATTGGTCATGACCGCTGTTGTATCTACAAAGGTAACCGCAGTGACCGTGCCTGTGCCACTCACCTGAATGTCAGAGTAAGCCACATCCCAAAGTTTGTCCGCCGTCCAGCCCTGTTCATCATAATCACTACGGGAATATTGAACCGGCATAGGCTCATCCATCAGGTGAAAGCCAAGAGCATAAACAGACTGAAGTGTGCCAGTCCCAGTTGGCGAGGTAATAGAACAGGTGCCGGTAAAATCAAATTCAATCTGATTAACAAAAGTACCATTGAGCGGTGACACAATCCAACTTCGGTTGTTATTGGTAAGGGTGCCTACCGTAACAGTGTTGGTCGTGTCATAATACGCCTTCATAACAATCGGTGAACCTTGAGCATTCACAGTCAAATTCTCAAGAATCGTGTCCGAGTCACTAGTCCAGGTTTTAGACTTGGCCGACCAAGTAATTGCTTGATTACCTCCAGATGTAGTCTGGTCTACCGTACTAACCTCAATCTGCATGACTACACCGTCGGTAGTTCCAACATAGAAACCAACATCCCGACCATCCACCCACATACTGGTAAAGTTGAACGGGAATGTATACCACCAAGCCTGCTTCAACGTAAAGTCGAGCACAAATATTGTGTTTGGAACTGTCGAGGTTCCAGTGGGCAGCCCAAGATACAGCTTGTTCTGCCGAAACGCTGCTATGGACTCTTGAATGTAACTCTGATTCAAGGCAGGCACTCGACTGCCTTTGTATGTGGCTGGGCTATAAGAAAAGCTACCCTTAAACACGTCCGAATACTTCTGGTTGAACCAATCAATCGGGCTAGGCGCTGCACTACCTGGGGTATAGATGTACAGGCCATCCGAATTCATGAGGGTGATGCCATAGGGCGTTTTGATGGTGGCTTTGGTTGCGAGGCTGCCTCGGTTAGAGCCAATACGGTTGAGAGTGTAGTTTCCGCCTTCAAAATCCGTACCGTACATCTCATAGATGCTTTCCCGGTTGATGATAATCATGCCGGGACTACTCACAACCAAGCCCATGATGTTGTCGCCGGGCTTACTGACCTCAGCATAGCTGGTCAACGGAATAGCACCGATCTGACCCGGCAGTGTCCACCGGACCAGATTCTGGTCCGAGAAAAACAGCCGATCTTGCCAAGGCTCTGAAATGGTCGTAACATAGCCTGGAAACTGACTTTTGGTCATGATGTTCCGCACCAACACATCACCGTTGTTGAGAGCAGTAATGTCACTCATTGTGTCAGTAAATGTGGCTAAAGTATATGTATGGGTGTTAACGGCATAAGCATCCAACATATACCCACCCTGCCGGTAGGTAATAGTGTGGGTGATGCCGTGAGCACCGGTTGGTGAGCCGTTTGTGACTACCTGAAAGTTACCGTTCTGAATTTTGTAAGGACCGGTAGTACCACTCGGCGCGGACTCATCAATCTTGTTTCCGTTACTATCTAGCGTTGCCCAGGTCTGCCAATAGACATACCCGTTGTTCATGTCCGTCATCGGGTACTCGACAGAACCGTCAATCGTAAAATCACCGATAGTTACTGTAGTGGCTGCGTGGCCAGCCACATTGATACGCACCGCTCGCACATGCTCTAGTGGGTTAGTGTAACTTCCGGTGTCGCCAATAAAGGTGAAGTCAGTAATTGGAATACGCCAATTACTAGGACTGCCTGCCACGTTGGAAACAGTCAATGCATCTTGTGTTACATATGGGTTAAGAAGGCTGTTTACATCAGCACTAGAAGTGGAAAGCTGTGCGATAAGCAGGCTGTTTGGAGTGCCAGAATTACCTCCGGTAGTCACCCCAAAATGAAGGTAGTTGGTAAAAGACGTGTCACCAATGCTAAGATCAATATCAACACTGTCTATGCTGCTTGGGTCGCCAAAAGCCAACCAGTATGTGTATACACCATAAATGCCAACTGTATGGGTTCCGTTTAGATTGAAGTTCTGATCACTACCCCAAGTATAGGTTGCCAGCACATGAAAAGAGTCATCTGTAGCAAAGGTAGTGTCATACGTATTGACTGACTGAATGGTGCCCGCACCGGCAGTCCAAGTAGTACCTGGAACCCAAGTTGTTAAAGCTAAGGTTCCGGCAGTGACTGTAGGTGCGCTAGGACTTTGTTTGACCCAATCTGTTGTGGCAGAACCGTCGTCCTTCAGGTTAATGCTTCCGCCGCTGAAAAACGCATAGTTCTTGTAAGAGCCAATCGCGTTGGGGAAGGCGGTGGATTGACGGCCAGCAGTAGAGCCGTTGATTTTGGTGAATGATCCTGCCCAATAGGAAGAAGTACCGCTACGGTAAACATCACCATTAGAGTCGCAAACGTACTGGTTTCCGGTAATGACGCTAGACTGACTATTGTAATTGTCAAACATCGTGGCAAGAGCATAGCTACTGACTGAAGCCCGTTTGTAGCTGCCTTGACGGGGTACTAGCGCCCCGTTCATAATGGAGAAGTCAATGTTTGTGGCGGTCTGCACCTCGTCATCACCAATCAGGTGAGAGGGCATGGACGGATTGACTCCACGACTAAAATTGATCTGATATTTTTTGGCTTCAGGCATTAGGTGCTAGTCCCCATGAATAGTCTACCCACCTTGATATCGCCAAAGTTCGCCTGATCCCATGCGGTGGTGGGCCTCAACCGCATGATGTTATCCCCAAATGTGTTCCGCTGCTGCCGTGCATACTGCTTCTCAAACTCTTCCGCCTCCAGTGCCTTTGCATCGGCAAGCGGAGGTTGAGTTTCTTCCAGCAGCTTTGAAGCCGCCCGCATGGTTACTGCCCGTTTGACTAGCGGGTCCACATTCAAAATGTCGTGGTTGTTGTCATCGATTTCAGTCGGCAACGGCACTCCCCACAACTGAAAAGTGTAAGCAGCATCACTGTTTGGAAACAGGCGAATGTGCTGGGCATCCCAAAGGACATACCAGTTCGGACGGGTTTTGTCCTGGCTCTTCCAGTTGGTCGCCCAATCCTGAAGCTGGGCTGTGGTTGTCGGAAAAATCTTTACCCCATTATAAATAATGAACTGGGGAACCATAATTGCGGACTCCGGCAGTGCAACCAGATCCGCGTTAGCGGGAATGTTTAGGGTATAGACAGTCCGCTGCCAGTCCTTTAGGTTTAGCCACACTTCTAGCTGGGCCGCATTTGCAGCGTCATAAAGCTGCTCAATCGTCCAGAAGACTGGGCCTTGACTTTCATCTACCTGTAACTGAATGTCTGACAGTAGGCTCATTGGACACCCTTCTGTGCATCCCAACCGAGATTCGTTGCCGGAAAGCCCTTCGTCTTACCAAACCGCATGATATAATTGAATAGATCCTGCAACATGGTTACCTCTTTTTGTAATTACTTGGGGCTAATGTTTTCTGCCATATATCCTGATCACTTCCAGGTGGGGGATACCAACCCATTTTGTTATGTAACCAAGCATCGTACTGATCAGCAGTTTGTGTATTAGTGAATAAGCCCATATGTTCTCCAGTCCTTGCTGAATACCGTATAGCTTCCTCAGGGCTGACGATTCGACCACCTATCACGGTAGGCATTAACGTTGTATAGCGTCCAGAAGGTGAATCAGCACTTATGGTATTAACAGTACTCTCAGTACCGTTACGATTTGCAACATGAGGTCGGTTATACAGATCAATAGTAGGGGGAGCTACCATACCAGCAAAACCTGGAGGTATGAATTGATAATCCCTTAATTTCGCGTACACATCTTGAGGTGAAATGGATTCAGGACGCATCAAACCGCGCAGTTTACTAAGCCAAAGGTTACTTAGGTCCATGGTTACCTCCAAATAGGCCAAGCTGGTTTGGTGCGAAGGACTTGTCCGGCCCACTTGCGGCCTGGACGTAGCATTTCGGATTTGTCAGGGAAGTAGCCGTCCCAGAACCGGCGAATAAGTTTCTTCTGACGGTCCCACGACTTCCGCGCTCGAGCAGCCTTGTTGATGTCCTGGTTCGGTCCAAACCGGCTGTAGGCCCTGTACCGGCAGTAAGGAATCGCGCTGTAGCGGGTCCACGCCGGAATTGCCATGGTTCCGTCCACGAATGTCCCGCTAGACACAGTCGTGGTCATCGTGCAAAGCACTGGATATTCAAAGTAAACAGTGCCAGTGCCAGCGGGAGGCGGCCAAAAACTGACTGTCTGGGCGTTGTTCTGGTAAACGATGACAGGGTCGATGCCAGCGGCGGCGGCCGTACCACGCCAGTCACGCTGCATGGTGTCAAGGTCTGCGGGGGAGCGAGGGGAAAGGCGGCCTGTAGAGGTGTCTGTGCCACCAGCACAGTAGTAAACAGCGTCCAAGCGCATCGCACCTGGAGTTACAGTTGAAATGTTGAAGGTGGTTGTGGTATCAGTAAAGGTAAGGGTTGAGGTTTCCCAAACAAACTCAAACTGATTTTGAAGGTTTTGCTGCCAGTCGTTGATGTACTGGTTGAGTTCGTCGTTACTCCACCACTTACCAGTGGGGTCGAGGAGTTCACGGCGCACTGCGGATCGGATTTGATTTAGGGTCCAACGGGCAGCAAGGCTCATAAACCCTATTATATCAAACGCCTAGATTCGCTTGCTCTTCCACTCCTGATATATCAGGTCTAGCTTTTGGTGTATCCGCTCAGGGGTAACACCGTAAGCCGCACAAACCGGTCCAGCCCAAGCCACCTGCTGTGTGTCCTGATCCACCATATCCACCGTTGGGCAAGAATCGAGCGTGTAGTGAAGTTGATGGCAAGGATAACAGGCAATGTTTTCAGGCGCTAAGCTATGATCATTCACCCAGTACTTGCACAAGTTGTTCCAATTGCTATGGCTCAGCAGTGCGATTTTAGGTGTGTCAAAACAGCCAGCCGCATTGATCACACTGGACTCAGGACCAACCACACAATCCACGTATTTGGTCAGGCAAAACACCTGCCGAATGCTTGCCACACCCGCTAGATTCAGGACTTGAGGGTGCTCAAACTGGAGGTTGGCGTCACCAGAACTACCGACCAGAGCGGCCTGAGCATCAGGGTGCTTCTCAAGCCACTCCACAAGGCACGGTTCAAGTAGCGGGTAAATCTTGTGGTAGCTCGAGCCTTTGAGTGCCCAAAGAATGGTGAACACGTCCTTTTGGGCTTTGCGCCAAAGCTGTGCTTCCCGTTCTTCAGCCTTGCTGAAGTAGATCTCACCCCTGAGGCCAACGGCGTCAGGGAAGCCAGAGAGTCTGGCTGTTTGGTCAAAGTAATTTACGTCCGTGCTTCGCCAAGCCTTGCTCGTGTAAAAGTCGTTCCGGCCTTCCACCCGAAGCAGCTTGCCTTCAATAGACTCGGACAGATTGATGTACTTATCATAGTCACCCATCCACTCCTTCCAATATTCACCAAGCTCAGGGTTCGGGATCATATCCCGTTCTTGAATGATGATGTTAGAGATGTAGGGGTTGTGCTTTAGGACTTCCGCACAGTAAGGGGTGACATTCAGGGTGACTGCATAGCCTTGTTCGGAAAGGAGGCGAATAATAGGCGAAATCATGATCATATCGCCAATTGCGCCGTATCGGGCAATGCATGCACGTTTTTCCGATTTGGGCTTAGGAGGAAGAATGCCTTGCTGCTCAAACCCGATCAGCTTCCAAATGCCTAAGGTCTGGCCGTCTCGGACGTAAGTGTCCTTCTCTTGCCATTTTCCGAGGTGAGTGATCGAGGCACGCACTGCCTCAAGGTCTGTGGAGTTTTGGTGGATGACAAGGTGACCGTACAGGCGAAGTTTCTGGATTAGGTCACGGAGGGGAGCGTTGTCGCGGGCACCCACAAACACAAAGTCCAAACTTCGGTTTTGGATGACACTTGAGTCAGTACCACAGATATCAACATTGGGCGTCTTCATGACGTCCATGTTGATGCAGTACTTACCGTCGTCTAAGGCTTGTTTGGGGACAATCGGATCGTGGCCGCAACCAAAGGACAAGCCTCGGCCAGATAAAGCCGAGGCTGCCCGATAGCGGACCCACTTAGACTTAACGACTTCAGGCTGCATCTTCGACGTCAGAGTCTTCGCGGTCAGGCTGGCCGTATCCAATCGTGAAATTGAATTTGCCACCGGGATAAACCCGGCGTGTCTTGCCTGAATGCGCTTTCATGTGGGCCATAATACTGTTTGGCGACCACCGAATCTGAGCATCACAGATGTCACAACGTAAATCGTGGGCTTCTAGACCGCTGGCAGCCAATTCCGCCCAAAGCGGATGCGGCTTACCTTCGGTCTTACGCACGTCAACCCAGAACCCGCCACCGTGTTCCCCATCGAAATGACGCTTGAGCGTAGCAGCATCGAACTTCAAGTTGCTATGACAAGAGCTATCAGAAAGGTGAACCGGCTTGTAGGACTGGCAACGGAGAGTAGCAGGAATCAGGCCAGCCTTAGCAAAGGCTTCCCAATTGGTGTAGGTTTTCTTTGAAGCATTCGCAGCTTCGGCGGTAGCAGGCATAAACCCCTATTCTATCATGGGGAGGAAGGGGCTGTCAAGCCCCTTCCTCCCCATGTATTTAGACAAACGCTTCCTGGACTTCGGGTTCGAGATCAAACGCACCCCAAGTATTGCCAGAGGCCGTCGCCGTTCCCTGAACAATAACCTGGATACCCGTACCGGCGGCAAACACAGACCAGTCAGTGGTCGTAGTGACCGTGCTGACAGCCGTGCCGCCGTTCGCGTAGGTAGTCGTCTGAGTCGTAACCGCAGTAGAAGCGGTGTTGGTGAGTGTAGCGGTGAGTTCCGCACCCGCAGCATTCGTGCTAGAATTAGTTGCGGTTGCAAAAGTATTCGTACCGTTCACAAACGAGAAAGTTTGCTGTCCAGTTGTGCTGGCAGTACGAACCACCATTTTGATGCCGTTCACTTTAGTCTTGCGAGCGAAAGTGGGAATACGGTAGGCAGACGCCGCTACAGAGTTCGTAGCTGCACTTGCCGTGAAGGTTCCCGTAAACGCCACCGGGTCGGACATCGGAATTTGCTTGCGATCATAATACTTCTGGTCAGAATATCCCATGTTGTCCTCCTTAAGCAGACGTTACGTAAACCAAGTGCTGTTCGGTGTCGACGTTGTAGTTCCAAACCGTCTGGAAACCAAGCAACGCATACCACGCAAGACCCATATCACGACCGTAGTCGAGAGGGATCTTAACGCGGATTTCTTCCGGCACGGCAATCGCTTCATACACCTGATCCGCGCCGAAAAACACCGCCTGACCGTAGTTCGAGCCAGAGCCGATGGAATTGCTCAAGAAGCCGGTTTCTTCCACAAAACGAGTTTTGTAGAATTCGCCAACTTCACCAGCAAAGATATTCGGAGCAAACGTCACAGTGTACTTGCTAATGTCCTGCCAGCCACCCGCAGCAGTATCAGCGTGCATACCGCTAAGGGCAGTGACACCGGCAATACACACATAGTTGCGACCATCATATTTCGGAATGAGTTTCTTCGTCATGAAGTTCACAATGTCGCGGGTATTGCTGGCCGTGAGATTGGCAGTGGCCGTCGCCGTCGCAGTACCGTTGGTCGTAATCACAACCGAGTTCGTCGCGGAGCAAACCGCAATAAATTCGGTGTTGATGTACTTGGTACCGCAAGCGGATTCGAGCACCTTCACCATATCGTCACGAAGACGTTGTTCGGTGGCCGGTTCCAACTGGAACTGAGCCATGTTTTCGAGCTTCTGGGTAAACGGAATGGCGTTGCCGTACTCAGTAATAACACAAGTACCCTGATTCGTAACAAACTGCGTTTCAGGAATCGTGTTAGTTTCAATCAGAACACCACCCTGGGTCTGCACGTTCTGCATCTTGTCGAATAGGAACGTATCACCACGGTTCTTTCCGATTGCTTCCTTTGCGTCTACAAACTGACGAAATCGAAACAAAGGCTGAGCCACCGCTCGCAACTTCTGCGAGAGGTACGGCTGAGACATCACTCCGCCGAGACTGGAGACTGAATATACTTGTCCTGGCATAGATTGTCCTCTTTACTTTAGATTTACACAGCTTACGCTGTGGTCAAGCCATGCATCCGAGCTTGCCGTGCCATCCGTTCCTGGAGGTAAGCCGTCGTCGGATCGACCTGAGGTTCAGGTGATGCCGTTGGTGCTTCCCTTTGGAGGTTGACCGCATTCGGACGAATAACTTGTGAAGCCATCACCTGCTGAGTGCGGGTTTGTGCTTCGTTTTTGCCTGCGCCCCGGAGTGACAGAGCAAGATTTCGGGCGGTTTCGAGTTCGGCATTGACTGCCTGTTTGTAGACTGCTACGGAGTCAGCGGGAGTTTTAATCTTACCGCCTGCCATAGCCTCGTCATAACGACGGGCCACAGCCGCAGTAATATACGGTTCCATAACCAGCACGTCAGCGTTCTCAGGCGCTGTCCGTACTTGGTTAATAAAGCTATCAATCTGCTGCTTGGCGTCTAGAACCGCCACAGCCTGATTGACAGCCTGATCCTGAATTTCATTTAAATTCAATTGCTGACGGATCAAATCCGCCATGGCCTTTTCACCTTCGGCCTTCTTACCGTCGGCCAGCAACTTCAGCCAATCTGACTGTTCGACAGGCGCAGGCTGATTCTGAGTCACAACCTGCTGCTTCAGAGCCCTCAGCTCCTCAGCCATCTGCATCAGCAACTGGTCCTGGGCTGACGGTTGTTCTGCCGCCTGCACCGGTTCAGCCACCTGAGGCGTTACCGGAACAACAGGCTCTGCCTGCGGCTCTTGACCATAAAGCTGCTGATATTTGTCGATCACGGCATCACGGCTAGGATTGCCAGCCGGAGGCGCGGACGGCGCTCTCGGATCGACCTGTTCAACTAATTGATTCTGCTCGTCCATGAAGTAATCTTAACACACCTTTCTTTAGTTTGCTGTTAGTAGATAACAGCGTTAGTCGAAGTAATACTGTCGTTTACCGATGCTGTGTCCCACTGAACAGTCACATCAATCGGCAAAGCCTTAGTTGTGTCCACTGTCTGGGCAGCTGTCATAACCACTGACACTGGCGTACTGCCAGACTCCTGATAAAAGCCTTGCCCAATAAAGGTTCCTGACGTGCCGGTAGTCCGACATGTCAAAAATGCTTCTATCGTAAACCCTTCAGTTGTTGCAGTGTGACTTGGGTATGCGCCAGTGTTCAGGATTGTGGTACCATTGATTTTGACCTTAATCGTTATGTTCGGGTTGGCAGTAGCGGAATGGTAACCATAAACACGCACTCGGATAATCCGGCCTACCGCAAAGAAGTTGGCTGGGATGGTAGCTGTACCGTCCCCAGTGCCCAAAATGCTAGTTTCGGCAGTGCTGTTGACGACAGTAACGCTGTTGGTCTGACTGAACAGGTAATCGGTAGTAGCAAGGAGGGGGTTCCAGCCAAGCGGCCTCATACAAACGTACAGGTGGCCGGTCAGGTCATTGTACTGGATGTTGGGTGCGGAAGGACAGGCAGAACCATAGGCGGGCTGAGTTTGAACAGTTTGTATGGTTTGACCAAAGGCTAAACTACTGAATAAAAATGTTTTGGCGAGCAAGGAAATCTTTCGCATTGGCACCCTCCCTTAAAATACGCTCTAGCGTGGTAATCACAAAGTCGATACCCCAAAGCTTACCGGCAAGCTGTTCCCGACTCTCTTCACGGGGGTCCAGGGGTTTCAATGTAGCCTCAACCAGCCGTTTGGTCAGGGCCGCCTTTGCTTCATCTAAGCGTGGACGGACAACGTCCGTCCACGCGATATGATTAAGGAGGTCTTGAGTGTCGATACCCTGAGCAGCCTTCAAATACTGCTTCTCATCCATTACTTGTCCACCATGGTAAACTCAATGCTACGCTCGTCAATCCGACCAGCCGCAGTTTGAACCCTATTGGTTACCGTATACACTTCGCCGGAAGTACCACCTGAAATCCAGGTTGTGGTTGTTGCGGTTCCATGGCTGTCGCCATAAATGGTAAGGTCTGTTGGGCCAGTCCAAGTGCTGGTAGAAATGGTGTCAGTGCCGACCAACCAGTCACCCCAGTTGATGGCATAATCCAGGTCAGAATTCGGATCTTTGGTAGCGTAAAAAGTCGCCATGTGCCTATTATAACATAAACTTATCTAAATGGGGTAACTGTGGTTGGAGCTGGAACCACCTTGAATGTGCGCTTGTCTGTACCCACATAAAAGATCTTATTATCAGAGGTAACTCTATAATTTCTACCGGCATACGCCACATTAAAGACCTTGTTGTCAACCACAACCTTAAAGGTTTTGTAGGGCGCAGTGGTGATGCGTTCCTTGATTCGGATGAAGTCAGAGATTGTGCTAGTGTCAGAAACCAGGAATCTGGCAATCGAGGTTGTTTTCTGATACTCAGAAACGCTAACAGTATCGTATAGTGAGATGAGTGAGTTTGAAGCTAAAGATTCAAACTCACTCACTGTGCTAGAGTCACTGACCGCTAAGTTGTATAGAGCGGCAATGTTGGCAGTATCACTAACTGAAGAACCGTCATTGACTGAAACCAAACAAACTGTGGTAAAAGCGTTATTTTCAGAAACAGTCGAACTGTCACTGACATTGATGACCAGATTAAATGCCAGCTTTGAGTAATCAGAAACAGTACTGGAGTCACTGACTATGAGGGCTTCACCCTCATAGTCATTTATGGACTCAGTAATCGTGCTAGAATCATTGACCGAAACAGACAGGGTCGGTCTGACCGCACTAGATTCAGTAACAGTACTAGAGTCACTAACTGATAAAGCAGGATTAAAGGAAAGAGTCGTAGATTCAGTGACAGTGGAGCTGTCACTAATCGAAAGATTAGTGTTGCTGACAGAGGCGGTAGACTCAGTAATACTTACATTGTCGTAAGTAGATAACTGTATGCCATAACTAATAACTTGAGCTTGTGTAAATTCAGAAGTGGTGCTACTGTCGCTTACACTTATCGAGACTGTAGGCTGTAAGGTTGTAGATTCAGTAATTGTGCTGCTGTCACTGACATTAGCCTGAATTGCAGACTCAACAAGGGTCACTGATTCGGTAATAGTAATTGAATCACTGACAGAGACAGGAGCGGTTACTGACTGGGAAACAAATTCAGTGACTGTGCTGGAGTCATTGACGTTTGAGTTTACCTGAATTGCAGATTCGGTAAGGGTCGTGGACTCGGTAATTGTGCTGGAGTCGCTGACTGAAACAGGCGCCGCTACGGTTAGAGTCGTTGAGTCAGTGATAGTGGAACTATCACTGACGGATGCCTTAATTGCAGATTCGGCTAGGGTGACAGATTCAGTGGTGGTTGAACTGTCATTGACGGTTAGATTGGTTAGTTCGGTAAGGGCTGTAGATTCAGAACCGGTGCTAGAGTCTGAAACACTAGGTGTGACCTTAACCGATTCCGTTACAGATTCACTTACAGTGCTGCTGTCATTAACAGAAAAAGTGACAGTTACGCCATTGCCTATGGCAGCAAGAGGTTTAGCCGCAAGTGGATATAACCCTAGCATATCTTGGCTATACTGTTCTCCCTATCTAACTGCAAGGTTCCTTCACAACAAATGTTAAAGTTGTCTCCACCGTCTTCACCAGTAGTTTCATCCCAACAAGGAACCTCAATCCGAACGTGCTTTACAATGTACTCTTTTGTACCCTCAAAAACTCGCCAAACATGCTCTGAGGAACCCCTCCCAGGCTTTCCCCTGTGCTTGTTAAACCTTATAAGATACCTCATACCACTTCCACATTGCTGTTACACACACCAACCGAAGCATTGATGTGTACAAATCTTACCGGCTTCTTACTCATGTTTCGGGTGAAGCTATGAGGCAGCCAACTAGAAGCAATAAACAGTCTGCCAGGAACCAGCTTATAATTGATGGATTGGCTGGCAATTGAGGCCACAGACATATCTCGCTCTGGTAGATTCACTTGAACCTTTGCAGGCCGAGGGTCATGAAAAATGAGCCTAGAGGAATCGTCAGGAACGTCCAAACAGTAAAAAGCAACAACTTGAAATCCACCATGCACGTGCTGTTCCATGGAACTCATGAATTTGTGCTCCTGAGTCCACATTGCATTGAACTGGATCGAGTTTGGCTGGTAGCCTTGACCTGTCAGTACATTGCTAAAGATGTCTGCCAACTCAGTCCGAAATTGATCGAGCTTTGGACTAGCCGTGAAATCCTCGCTCATGGTCAAAACACCGTTATCACCGTTCTTCTTCTTTGCATCAGCCAAAGCAGTATTACTAACTGCCTTCACTGCCGCTAGATGGTGACTAAAATCACAGAAGTACACTGCACTCGGAAAAAGTATCTCCTCATGCAATTCTATCTTTGTCATACCGTCCTTACTATCCATGTTTGAGTTGCTTCATCCCACCTATACTTTTGACCGTCAGTCGGTCTTGGAACTGGCGGCTGCCAAATGTCATTCTCGTCTAACTTCCAACTTGGAAATGGTGCAGGCGGAGGTGGCACATAATCCCAAGATCCAGTTCCTTCGTTCCAAGTATAGCTCTTTCCATCTGGCTTTGAAACTGGTGCGTTCCAGTCTGCTGTTTGCTTGTTCAGCACCCATGAGGGAAAGGGTTTTGGTCCTATAAAAATGTCAATTTCAGTGTCGTAGGTCATACTTAGACCAGCATACTTTCCACGAAAATTGTTGTTGTAGGAAGTTTGTTTCCAAACTCCTGGACCAAAAAGAGATTGGAGGAATGCAACACCTATGGGTTCACTATCTGGAAAAGGAAGGTTTTGTAAAATATCGTTGCTTACTACAACGACTTCAGTGACCTGATTGGTTTCATCTAACTTTGCAAAGTGTGCCATTATCCTGTGTAACTCCCTGAACCAGTAAATTTAATGATTGTACAAGAACCAGAGGTTGTTACTGTTGGTGATCCTGTTGTTGTTCCGGTGTAATTTGCAGTTGGAACTCTGAGAATTACTACACCAGAACCACCAGCTCCTGAGTGACCGGATATAGTATTACCAAAACCACCACCCCCACCGCCGGAATTAGCAGTTCCAGACCCGGCATAAGAATATATATACTGAGCAATGCAAGAACAATAATAACAAAAATTTCCTTTAGCTCCGTTTCCGCCACCACCAGCTCCACCAGTTCCGACATGAGTAGAACTAATGGTAGTACATGCACCGCCGCCGCCGCCAGCAGCATATGTGACAGAAGATCCGGTAATAGAACTAGAACTGCCACAACCACCGTTGCCAGCATATGCGTTTAATAGACAACCACAATATGCTGAATAGGCATTTTGACCTACTGCACCTGCACCGCCACCACCACCTCCAACATAGCGAGGAGTAGCTGGACTTCCAATTGCATTAAAGTAATTACCAATACCGCCGGAATTACCTTGACCACTTGTACCAGATCCCGCAGGTGCTGCATGAAAATAACAACAGTAGTTAAAGAGTTTACCATTGCTGCCACCACCGGAACCACCATTTTTCCCAGTAGATGACGAAAGCGTGCAGCCACCACCACCACCACCTCCTCCGGTGGAGGTAACTATGCTAGTTACTGAACTGCATGATCCATTACAGCCTGAATTATTATTACCACCTGCGCCGCCACCACCAACTGTTACAGTATAAACTGTACCCTTTTTGAAATTTTGTGTACTAGCCCTATAACCACCACCTGCGCCACCACCAGCTCCACCAGTAGAGCTACCACCACCACCGCCCCCAGCAACAATGAGGTATGTACCACAATAACAAGTTTTTGCGGAAGTAGCAAAAAGCATTTGTTGGATGGACATTAGGTGAGTCCTCCGCCAGAAATAACAAATGTATTAGAAGCGACACAAAGAACAGTGCAAATACCACGTTGGGCTAGGGTGCGGTTGCCTGTTGTTGCAGATCCTGCAAGATACATAGTCACTGATGTGCCTTGGGTGATGGTTATGTTGGAAGCACTATTGTTGTAAATCGAGATTGCTTGGCCTGCTGTAAAGATAGAAGCAGGAACCGTAACACCAGATGCGGTATAGATGTGTTTGCCGGAATCACTAGCAACAAGAGTATAAGTTGTAGCCTGTGAGTTTTGAACAATGGTTCTGACGTTGCCGGTAGAATCAGTAATTGCACCACTTGAGGTAATCGCACCGTTTACGTCTAAAAACACACTCGGAGTTTTACCGATACCTACGTTGCCAGAGGAGTCGACACGAATTCTTTCGGATCCAGCAGTGGAGAAGGTTAGGGTGTTTGCTGCAACGACTTGAATGTTTGCATCAGGCGTGGTGCCTGAAGTGCCAAAGAAAAATTGCTGCTGAGTGTTGATGTCCTTCCAGTTTGGGGTGATGTATACAATTGCACTACCGCTAAGGCTAAGGAGTGAACCAGTTGATGAACTGACTAATGTGCGGCTAAGGGTGGTGCCAACAGAAGTGTAGGTTCCAGTGCCGGTTTCCCAAGCAGACCCGTCTACAATACCGTAGGAGATGACACCACCGGTGGGGATACTGGCAGATGCAAAAGATTGGTAACCGGTGGACGCCGAACCGAGTGTAATTGTACCGGTTCCCGTCGTTGCGGTTGTCATTTGTACGCGATCTGCCAGTCTAGCCATATACTAACCCCCAAAAACGTCGTTAGTGGATACCGAGTCAGTCACCCCAAATGAGAGTCCGGGCGTCCAAAACAACATTTTACCACAGGCGCATTCAGCCATTCCGTTGGAAGACCCTTCAGGAACAACAACATCCGCGCCACCGCCACATTCACACTGCACCCAATGTTTTTCCATTATTTCACCTCCTTTGTCTTACCATCCGGCTTAAACCGTGCCGGAACCTCGAGCGGCCACCTCACACCGTTGTTATCGATGTGATGCACAAAAATGCCAGTGTCGATCAGGAACGGGTTTTCTTTCTTTTGGTACTCCGGCCATCCAGCCTTCTCGAAAATGCGGTCTTTCATGACTCGCTGACACCATGCAAGGTCGGACGTGCCGGAGCGACTCATGTACACACCCTTTTCTGGGTCCATCCAGTTCTGCTGCGGTGCCTCAAACACCCGCCGTGTGATTTGACCGTTAACACTATATTCAGGTGACTCATTCCATAGTGCTTTGATGATCGAGCCATGGATCAGGGTGAAGCCGAAGGGGATGCCAGAGCACCAGACTTTGTCACCCATTTTCCAATCGGCAAAATAGCCTTTGCCGATGCCCCGATACACCATCGGTTCTGGTGGAACGCTCTTGGTAAAGTAAAGGCCGCCGACCACCGGCACCTTTTCATCAATCATGTACTCGTTGAGCTTGATAAAAGCATCGTTTGGAGGTACATTGTCGTGTTCCCAAAAGAGCAACCACTTTGCGTCAGACTCGACAACCGCTTTTGCAATGAGGTTTTCTGCGTCTGCAACCTGATATTTCAGTGGTACGTACGGACTCATGAACTGCATGAGATCGATGTGGGACCAATTAGTGGGGATGATCTGGCCCATTCGAGCCATCATCCATTCCACGCGAATCAGGCCAGTGACCGGATGCCCGATGACAAGGCGGTTCAGGGACTCTTGTTGGTGAACGTCCAAGAACGGACAGGCTGACATTAACGATTTTTTAGGCATAACTCTTATCCATCCTCCGCTTCTCAAGCACTACTTCCATAAAACCTTGGGCGTCCCAGAAACACGAAACGATTTTCCAGGGCTTGGGCCGGTAGAACCGATAGAAGTTGCTTGGATGGAGGGGGTCGAAGTAGTTCCATGTATTTTCATTACAAGGATTTACATGGGTGGGATCTTGGACGAAAAGTGAGTTGTTACCGTAGGGGAGGGACAGCATGAGGCGGCCATCCGGTTCCATCACACGCCAAATTTCATTCATCCAGTTGATGAAGCCAAAGCGGGAGGGCTCAATGTGCTCGGCTACATGGGAGGCAATCGCCAACTGCACGCAATTGTCGGGGAGGGGCCATGGATATTTTTCGATGTCATGGACAATGTCCACTCCAGGGAGTTTTTGGACGTCCATACCAACAAATCCTGGCTGCTTGTTACCGCCGCAGCCAATATCCAACTTGATATTTTTGTACTTTTGTTTCATAATGAGGAGGGCCGTTGGCCCTCCTCATTATAGCATAGAGGCTTACGAGAATCGAAGTTGGTAAGTACCGTTGACACTCTGGTTGGTCTGCAACTGAGACGTAGCATAAGTGTTACCGGCATACAGCGTACCAGCACTGGTCGTGGACGTCTGGAACAGACCCACGTTCTGGATGGTCTTCGCCGCAGTGTAAATACCGCTGTTCAACGTGAAGGCAAACTGCACAGTGCCTGTTGCGATGGTAGTCGGGGTGACCGCCATACGAGCGTTGCTGGCATCCGTGATTTCGCCATTGAGCGAAGTGTCCGTGGCTGCCGGAGCAGTACCCGTGCCTAGAGCAGCATAAGTGATCTGGCTAGATCCGCTCACACCACCGATAGCCGACGCGATCTGGTTTTTACCGTTGTTCGTGATCGTGTTCTCAAGCCAACCCGAATCACCCACAATGACCGGTTTACCGGCCTTATCCTCAACAATGTTAAGCCGGAAAAAGCCACGAACGCCTGCTTTATCGGCAATATGTTTCTTCTTAGCCATATACTCCCTTTCTACGCCAAATACTTTAGCTTGTAAGCAGTCGTAGACAGCAACTTCAGAATCTCATCGATACTATTCTGAATATGCGTATCTTTACCCATTTTACCACGGTTATCAAGCACGTACTGATACAGGTCTTTGGTAAACTTCAGCGGGTCAGTCGGAGTCTTGAATTCCTGGTCAGGATAAGTATCCAGCAAGCCGTAAGCCCCAAAATACTCCTCGGCAAGCTCATCTGTCTTGTGCTGGAGGCCTTCGTACAGGCCGCCAAGGGCGATATGCGCGGCATAACTGCCTGGGCCTTTCTGCATCAAGTGGAGCATATGCGCTCCAGTCACTGAATGGAGGAGCCTCGCTATAAATTCTGCTGAGCCTTTCATTACATTACCCCTTTGTGTTTTGCTTCAATTGCTTGATCCGCAGCCCGCTGCATCATCGTGTCCTGATGTTTTGCCATGTCATGCTGAAGATCCATCTGCTTCATTTGCTGTTCCTGCTGTAGACGCTGCAACTCAGGCATCATCTTCATGAGTTGTGCCTGCTGTTCGGACTGTTGCTGGGCGGCCTTGTTTGCTGCCACGGTCTGCGGGTCCGCCACAATCTGCTCAATGTCATGGATTGTGGGCCGGAAGCTATCGAGAATCCGACGCAACAGCGCATCCTGGTTGATGTAGGGCAGCCAAGCCTGCGGGTTCTGACCGATAATGTTCATGAGCTGGATCAGATTCTGGAGCATGTCGGCCTTGTCAATCTGATCGCTCAGGCCGGTCACCTTCACGTCATAATCGCCGTTGATCATCTCATAGATCTCGGCATGACTCATACCGGCCAACACCACTTGATCGATACCGAGCACTGCACTAACTCGGGGGTCATTTGCCGTGTCAATGTACTGCATGATCAGCTCAGACGCCATTTTGACAATGGGCTGAATCGCCTGCTTTTCAATGTCCGAGGCGAGGCTCCCGAAAAAGCTGTTCTGGTTTTGCTGGATGGCTTGAGTTTCTGTGGCAGTTTGAGCACCACTCCAGCGAGGCAGGCTTTGCTGAAGTTCCGAAACCAAACCACCTTCCTGGTGGGAGCGGTCCAGAATTCCGGCCATACTCGAAGCTCCGGGACTCACATCCTCGAACTTCACAGGCCGAATGCCCATGTCCGTGTTACCGACAATCTGGTTCCGGCGCAGCATCTTGCCGGGGGTGATGCCGTTGCGGAGGTCTTCAGGGTTTTCGTACAGGTCCGGCGTAAACTCGAAAAGCGGGTTCAAGCGGAAAAGCAACGTGTCCACGCCGAGGTTGACAATTTGGTTCAGGGCACGATCAATATAGCGCACCATTTCGACGAGGCCAGTGCCTTCAGTACGGAAGGGCAGGCTCAGCGGGGAGTAAGCGCAGTAGGGAGGCGTGCCAAACCAAGACTCGTTTCGGCCATTTTTGAGCACCCAAGTGTCATTTGCAATGATGATATGGGCGTCTTTCTCAACGACTTTACCCTCGATGACCAGTGGGCCATAGAACTCGGTCAGCTTAATGATGCCGGTGTCTTTGGTCGGGCCAGAAGGACCACGGGGCATTTCACCAAAACGCAGGTAAACTTGGCGCTGGTACTCGGGAATGAGCATCGGCCCGATCTTTTCGATCAGCTCAGGATCAAAAGCACCTTCCTGGGCCATCTCGAGAAGTTGCCATTTCGGGACTTCGATTTCCTCGATTGTGCCGGTCCACTTGTTGAGTTTGCTGCCCGGAAGCCAATAGAAGAAGTACGGGTCAACCGCGTTGATGGTGAGGTTGCCTTCGAGCACCTCTTCTTGGACGACCTGTTTCTGGAATTGCGGCACCATGATCGGGGCAAGACCACCGACCGGTCCGCCCATCGGGCTGTTCAGGCTGCCCGGAGGCATCAAGGCTTCTTGAGGAAGCTGAGTCGGGTACTGGACGTTCTGCTGGACAGGCAGTTCTTGGCGGCTTTGACCGATTTGTTCGGGCGCAAGAACAGGCTGTTGCTGCTGTTCGAGTGGTCCTGCGGGCATTTGACCACGCATTGCCGCCTGCTGAAGTTCGGGCGGTAGGTTCTGGATTGGGCCTTGCGGGGTGATGGGCGGGGCGGCCTGGAGGGGTTCTACCGGCATTTGAACCATCTGGATTCGCATGCGGTTGCGTTTAGAGAGGTTCCAGCCCAGCTTCCAGATGCCGACACCCATAATAAAGCCGCATTCTAGGCCGGTGGTAAACTCTTCACTGAATTTGGCTTTTTCGAGGAACATATTCGTGAGGTTGGTCATCTTTTCCCCACGAAGCTGCCAAAGCGGGTTTGCCACGTCTTGACTTTCCAACTTCCAAGGTTTCTTAGACAGGTTCATCAACCGCTTAATTACGTTGACGGCCTGCTTGACGGTACCCCAAGCCTTAGGTAGAACAATTTTTGACTGCCAGTCTTCTTTGTTGGTAAAATCTTCTTGACCACGGTAAAGTGCCCAGCACTCGTTCCAAATGTTGACCTTTTCGATACGTTCGTAGCGGAGTTTGTTACGCCACGCAAGGACATAATCGCGGACTTTGGCTTCTTCTGGACTTAGGTGGTCACCTTGAGGGGATGGGTTAATAAGGAGGTCAACAGGTGTCGCATCGTTATAACTACGCATTACAGGCATATGTTCTCCAACTTAAGGCAGTAAATAGCCTTTGCCGTCAGACTTTTTAGGCGTGGCGGGTACTCGCCCTCCAGGTAAACTCCACCTGTTCACTATTTTACTATTATTCCAAGACACCTGCTGTTGGTTCCCCTTTGGTTGCCTCAACATAAAGTACTTACAATCGTCGAGGCTATGGTTATCTTTGTCCTCAATTGTCTCGTGAAAACTACTGGTGAGGAGTTGACGTTCGGACTGGTTGACGTAGATGGCTGTTTCAAACTCGCGGATTTGGTTTGGGCACCGGTCAGAAATGCAAAAGGTCGGGTTGTCAGACTGCCAGTGCTTCCGCATGATCGTTAGCCAAGCCTCTTCATCGCGGCTGCCCGGCACCATATTTCGAACTCCAGCCCTCATAAACAGTTCTTGGGTGGTGCTTAGACCGTCAATTTCCGCACGTTTGTTCCAAAGGCTAGGGTCAGCAGCCACAAACCGGATCTGATTCCAGTACGGGAAGGTTCTCATCTCTTCCACGTACTCGCTGATGTTGGTACAAGGTCGGAATATCTCAAAAACGCTATAGGTGACACCGTCCACTACTGTGTAAACGTGAAAGCTGCTTGGGTTGCGGATGCCATAGTCAAAACCGCCATAGTAGCGTTGATGAGGACCAAAATCGAGGTTGGCCTGCACAATCAAGTGCTTTTTTTCGGTGATCTCGGGAAAGACCTTGCTGCCGAGGATCGCAGTATAATCAATGTCGAGTTCTCGAGCGGCCTGCTCTGGCGTTAGTCCTGCGGCTGCTTCACGCCGCCATTCGGGACTGCGTTTGTGCTCGTCAGCAGTGTGATGGAGGGTAACAATACAGAACTTGTTCCGCTCATTCTTAACAATCTTTAATCCTGTTTGTTCGTGGAGGACCATCGGACCCAGCATCCCTCCTTTAACTGTAGGCCGTGCTTTGCCGTCCACTCATCCATAGCTTGCTTTACTGCCGGTAGGTGATAGTAATCGTCAGTGATGATCAGGCAGTTTTCACCCCAGTGGTTGTGGGTGTCCAAGTAGTCCAGAACTTGTTTATAGCTTTTGTAGTAGTCTGCATCGAGGTAAACATAGCCGAATTTGGTATCGGCAGGAATGAGGGGCAGGGTGTGAAGGAACCGACCTTTGAGGGGCTTTACGAGTGGCTGATAGAGCAGCCACTCGTAAGCATTGTGCTCGGGCACGAATTTGCCTGGAGGGTTGTCCGAGTCGATGTCCATGTATTCTTCGGGAGGGAGGCCCTCGAAAGTATCAAAGGCGTAGGTTGTACGCTGAAAGCGTTTGGCGGCTTCCGCAACACCCTTTCCGTTATAAACACCGAAGATAGCGATGTCGCCGGTGCCAATGGGTTGGGCGGAAAGGATATGAGCGTATCCGCTAATGTCATTAGGCACCATAGGACTTTACCTTGTCGATATATGTCTGCTTGTCCCAACAAGGACCAGGACAATTATGCAGATCATAAATTTCGTGATGTCGGATGATGTGGTCAACGTCCATGGGGATGTCATATTTCTTGCAAAGATCGTAAACCAGCTTTGTGCTGGCATCTTCCATAGCCGATGTCCATAAAACTGAGGGCTGGCCTTCATGCTCGATGCCAAGTGTGTAGAGGTTTGGGTTGACGCCTTTGATCAGGCCAGTCCAAGTCGGGTTGTTAAGTTTGCCAGTGTGGAAGGCTGTATCTTCTTCCTTCACGTATTGGTGGATTTCGCCATTTTTACCGATTCCGTAGTGGGCCGAAACCATGGCTGCCGGATTATTGAACCAAGTGTCGGTTCCAGCAAGCGAACCACCCATGATGTGAATTACAATGGCTTTTGGCTTGTAAATTTGACGACCGGGCTTGAAGTTTGTTTTGGCTGCACCTATCCATTTTACCATTAAATGTCCACCAATCCTTTCGCAATTGCTTCGATGGCTGCTTCCTGTGCTTGATCCTCAAAATCGCTTGCGGGATTGCGGAAAAGAGGGCTGACAATGAGGTGCAAGAGTTCGTGGACGATAGTTGCCTCGATAGTGTCCTCAAATGGGCGACTTCGCAGGTCTTTTGGGTCGAGAATCAGGATTTCTGCGGTGTTCATGTTCTCCCAGCGTTGGCAAAGGCCGACCATGTCACCGGGCATGTCCGCTTTGGAGACCACTTTGAAGTTAATGTCCCAATGTGTGAGGCGAAGGCGCTTTTGCCAGTATTTACACCGTTTCAAGATCGCTGCTTTTGTCATATAGCTTCAAAATCCTTTCCACAATGGCAGTTGTATGGATTCCGCCCTCTCGAACCAGCATTTTCTGGATCTTGTAGCGGGATGGACGGTTCTTGTAGTCAGAACCCTGCACCCGAAGGTCTGGTTTTATGGTAGCAATAAGCTGGTTCATGTCGTTGCTATTGCGAATCGGACAAATGTAGTCAACCGGCATGTAGTTGAGGGCCGATGCACGTTCGGCAAAGGTCATAATCGGGCGAAGAGGGCCTTTTTCCTTCTTGATTTTGGTGTCTTCGTCAAGGGCACAGATGAGGGTGCCTGCCTTTTTACGGGCTGCAAAGATCATCCGCATGTGGGAGACGTGAAGCAGGTCAAAACAACCGTTGATTAGGACTACTGGAGCGCGGAGTGTGAGCCTTTCAAAGTCTTTTGGACGCAGCCACTCCACATCGTCTGGTTTTTCACGGTGAAAAAAGTAATCTCTTGCTGCTTTACCCATTAAGCCTCCAGTGCATCGCGGCAAAGTCGATGAAACCAACCAGGATTGGCCGAGCTGATGGCTGAATACTTGCCGCCGTCCGAAATTGCAGGCTTGATTGCCGCAAATGACTCCGCTGCATCGGGATTGAAGGCGGCCTCATCGGAAAAAAAGCCGGTTGGATGGTGCATTCGGACCTTCGATGTGCCTTTTGGCAGACCAAGAATCTCGGATTGTAGGGATGTAACAGCCAAAATGCCCGAGCGGTAGCTGCCTTCCGCGAAAGTGGCAGGAGCAACGGCCTTTAGCCAGTCTGGTTGATTGTTCCAAATACCGTAGGCACGACGAACAAGCTCACGAGTTTTGCCCGCGTCCTCGGATTGGAAAAGGTTTTGGCGGCCACGGTGGAAGCAAGTGTCCCAAGTGTACATGGCGACCATCAGCCAAGTGCCCATCATGTCGCGGCTTTTCTCCACGGCCATCAGCGGATGCTTCATCCAGTGCTCGATGATTGGGACAAAGTACGATTTCATCGGGAATTTACGGATGGTATCTAGCTCGGCAAAGTATTGTTTGGTGGTAGCCTCGGTGTGGGACTCGATTTTGTGGCGGCTCAACAGGTGATAGTCACGTTTATCGAAGCTGTAGGTTTCTCCGTCGTTGCAGAGGTTACAGACGTGCATTGGTTTTGGGTCTTTGGTGTAGACGTAGGGGATTGGGTGCCGGGAAGAGTCAATCCAATAGAAGATGTCAGAGGCGCATCGGTCAAATTCCTCTTTACCAATGGCTTTCATGGCAAGGGCACGCTGGGCTGGCTTCAGCTTTGCCAGCCGCTTAATCATATCTTGGGTGAGGTACGGCTCAACCACCTTTACCACCTTCCAACAGCTTTAGGACGTCCTCTGCGGAGTCTTCGGGGGCGGCAGGCCCACGTTGCTTAAGGCCGCCTTCCACGGTTTTGACGGAAGTGGCAAGCATTTCCCGCATTCCACCCATCATGTTGAGCATTTCATCGATGTCTAGGCCGTCACGTTGGTCCTCGACTGCTTGGATTTTCTTCTCGAAAAGTGCTATGATGCGTTCGACGTGAATGCGAATTCGCTTGTTGACGTTAAGCCAAGCCAGTAGTTCCTGTTGATGAGAGAGTTCTGGGTTCTTGAATGAGCCTACTGGTCGTGCCAAGGAACCTCCACAATGGTGTAAAAGTTGTGGATGAGGCTGTTGAATTGGTCGTAAGGGATGACAAACAGGTTAGCTGCGGTCTGTTCGGAGTTTTTGTCCCAGACAACTGCGTATCTAAGCATCAAGCTTCCTCGATTCGATCAGGCGGCGCACGTCAGCATCACGGTGTTGGGTGCTTACTTCGAGTAGTAGGACCGGAACAGTCCTACTACTCGAAGAGAATTGGTGGTAGTGGCCAGGAAACATGGTGTGTTTCTCACCGGCAGCAAGGGTTTTGTTTTGTTGGTGGCCTTCGAGGTCAATCGTTCGGAGGTTCATTGTTCCTTCGAGGACGATGAATGTTTCTGTTTTGACGTTGTGGCAATGGAGGGAGCATTCCCAACCGGGGTTGACCACGAGGAATTTGGCGCAGTAGAGCGGGTTGTTCTCGAGCCAAATTTCACGGCCCCATGCTTTTTCGACTTGATGGTGTTGGGAAAAATCTTCCAGGTTCATATGCCCTCGATTGGTGGCGGTTTGCAGATGTGACGTTTGCTGACGAGGCACCAGAATTGCTTTGGGGTGACTTTAAGGATTGGCCACGCCCTGTTTAGGTTTCCGATCAGGCCGAGATAAAGGATTGCGGTGGGCATCCATGTGTCCTAGATACAGTTCGTATTCGGTAAAGTAGTCATAACAGATAGGGCAACAGAAAGCCCCTTCGCTGTCATCATCGGCTAAGTGCTTGTATTTCATCCAGGGTCGCCACGCTAGTCAACGGTTTGCCAATGGCAATTGCTGCTGCCTTACTTGCAAACCGCATGGAGTGAGAAATTGTGTTGAGTCCAGCCAGTTGGTCATACGCGAAAGCCGCAATGACCGTGTCACCAGCACCGGAGACGCTGAGTGGGTTTGAGATGTAGGCCGGTTCATGATGGATCGGTTCACCGTTGCTGAAGTAAGTCATTCCGTTGGCGGATTCCTTACGGAGAACCTGTTCGCAGTTCACGTAATAGGGGAACTGGAAGAACTCTTTGTTGTTGGGGAAAAAGATCGAGTTGTAAGAGAGGTCTTTGTACTCGATGGGGTTGCGCTTGGTGTCGATGAAGACACGTTTGTCCTGGCAGAGTTTGTAAAGCTCTGCCAGGACACCTGGACCAAACGCACCTTTAGCGTAATCGGAGATTATTACGCCTTTCGCCCACTTGAAAAGGTCTTTGTGTCGCTGAAGTTGTTCGATACCGTAGCGGTCAACGAAATCGTGTTCATCCCAACGGGCGATTTGATGGCCGTTGGAGATGAGGCGATTTTTGACAGGCGAGTGCGACGGTGGTAAGATTGTTTGTACGTCAGCACCGAGGGCTTTCAGGTTTGCGACTACGTTGCCTGCACCACCGGGTTTGTTCTCGACCTTGTCGATTTTGACGACAGGGAGTGGGGCTTCGGGGCTAAGTCGGTCTGCTGTGCCGATGAAGTAACGGTCAATGAAATTTTCACCTAGAACTAGGATTGACATTGTTAGTCCTTTTGGATTCGGATGGTGATTGTTAGACCTTTGAGGTTTGAGGTGAGGCGGTCGACAGCTTCGAGCAGGGCTTTTGTGATGTCCGGTAAAATGTCCGTGTCGATTTGGGCAATTAGCTTTTTGCCGGTTTCGGCGTCGATCAGGTTGATCAGGCTCATTGGCGTTTCGGTGCCTCGATTGTGTTTTCGTCGCTCCAAGCGATGGGGTCTTGGAGGTGCTGGAGGGTCATGATGCGTTTACCTTCATAGCGGAACATGAAGGGCTGTTGGCCGCCGTAGCCTGCTTTCTCGAAAGGCGTGTCCTTCCATTCGTCCGCTTCGATAATGAGGCAGACCCAGCGGGGAAGGCGGGCAGAAACAGAGATGTTCTTTAGGGTGGAGTTGAGTGGTAGGTCACCGTCAGCGTAGTGGACCATCAGGTTGACTAGGGACTCACCATCAAATTCAACACGTCTGCGCATTAGGACACTCCAAAAAGGCGTTTAAGTTTGAAGGACACGTTGAGGGGTGCGGCATCGGGTGGGAAGTGGTCGGATTCAAATTCGATAGCGAGCTTCTTAGATGTTGGGTTAATCTGGAGGGAGATTGGCATGGCGTCCGGCGGAATGTCCGCCGGATCTGCCACATAGTCTCTGAGAAGCTCTGCTATTGTGTCAATCGTCACAATGCAGTATCGTTCTTTCATTTTGGTTGGTAGGGTAGAACTGCTGGGGTACCGTCCGGGTTTCTGAAATGGGACCAGATCGAAATAATGCCTTGCAAAATACCGACGCCGCCCGCAACAAGCATCTTGTACTTGTCGGGAACAGCGCCGGAGTATTGGTTAGCCATCTGGACAATGGTTGCGAGAGATTGAAAGAGGGTGTTGGTTGTTACCTTCATTTCTTCTTCATGTCCTTCTCATGCTTCTTTTGGGCAGCCTTACCAGCGGGGGTTTCCTTACTGCCATGCATGTAACCGAGGGCGTTCATGATTTTGTAAGGAACTTCGCTGGATTCACCGTAGTGAGCCTTGAGTTTCTTTTCGAGGAACTTAGGCATAAGGCTTACCCTCGGGCTGAACGTAGGTCGTTTGCGGGCCACGAGGGGAAGGCATAGGAGCCTTCATCGAGTCCTGATTGTTGTTGTCATAGTTCGCATGATTGTATTTGTGAATTTCATCACCGGGAACGTAGAAACAACCGTCAGCTCCTTTCTGGAAAGGGCGAGTCATAGGGGTCGGCACTGCGCCAGGACGCTTGGGTGCACCGGGATAAGGCTTGGCTCCATCTTGCATAATCTATCTTCCTCCTTCGAGTTCTGGGCGGGGTGCCGGAAGCTCCTCTGGGCGGGGCTGCACGTCCACCGGAATACCTTTTGCCGGTTGAGCACAGCGTGAACATTTACTTTCCACGGATGTTAAGGGAAAGTCACAGTAGGGGCACTTTTTGAAGGCCCGTGGCTGCATCGCTTCAATGTTTGAGTAGCCGTTTGGAGTTGCCATGATTACCTCGCTTCAAGAACATTATAACAAAACCTTAATGGTAGGCGCTACTGCGCCTACCATTAAGGTTTGGAGATGACTTCGCGCTCCTTGTGGTTGGCTTCTTCGCGTTGCGCAAAGCGCAGCTTGATGTGAAGGGGGAAAGATTCAGCAAGGGTGGCGCTGCCTTTACAGATTGGGGTGATTTTGGATTTGACTGGGAGGTGGTCGGAACGGAGCGTTAGCTCCGTTCCGGGTTCATTGCAGTAGGGGCAATTGGTAGTTTTGATGGCAAGCATCGGAGACTTGCATCCGGGGCAAGGAACAAGTTGGAGGGTTGGTTCCCAGCGATGGCCTGCTGAGCAGGCCATCGAAGAGCAGGAGGTGATTTCTGGGACGGTAGGAAAAACGAAGTTATCGCTCATTTAATTAGCTAGAGTTATTTTAACATGGATTGGCTTTTGTTGTCAAGGGGTTAGGGGGTGCAAAACACCCCCTAACCCTGGGGATTTTGGAGAGAAAACGCGGTTGGCCTTGCCAACCGCGCGTAAGTTGTTGATTTTATTATTTTTTTTATTTTTTTCGGGTATAGAAATGGGTGCCTAGCCCCTGCCCCCGCTGCCGTGCGTGCGTACTTTGATTCGACCCGTCCCCACCCTTCATCCTATCCCTACTAGAGTAAAGGGGATTGATCATCCATTGTCCACTAGAGATTGGGTGATTGCATCTCGTTGATTCTAAAGGGGTTAGTGTGCCGGCACGGGGCGGAATACGCCTGGCCGGCATGCCGGCGGTAGGCGGGCGCCTACTGGTGACGTGTGCACACGTCACCAGTATTGTTAAAATTACTAGGAAGGCGAAGAAAAGGCGAAATCAACCGGAGGCGAGAGGTGAGGGAAAGATGGCCGGGCACTCCCCCGACAAAAAAAAAAACCTCTAGATCGCTTTTCCCTATTGACACCTCACCACTCTAACGTTATTATATACACATGGAAAACAACACACCACTCATGACATACGCTTATATTTCCCGCGAAAACTGCGTTTCAAAGCGCGCCTACCTACCCTCTGAATACCTCAACGGCATTCCCGTCGCCGAACACGGCGATCTAACCGCATGGGAACACAACGAATCCGAAACGCTCCGCCGCATCGCCGAAGCGTCCGGCTACCAATGGGTTTCTGCTCGCAACGTCGCCGAGCTTCTGGGTTGGATGAAATAATGGCAGATCTACTATCCCTTTTAGGCAATGGTGGTCTTTACCACCATTGCTACCGTGTCTAAAAATTAACTTCTAAGGAGCTAACACACAATGCAATTACTCAGTGTAGAAAACGATGCCAAAACTTCTAAAGGTACCGAATCCGGTTACCTAACCGGTATCCTATATCTCGCACCCGCAAACGAATCAGGAAAACTCAACGTCTGCCTTTCCGCCACTGTCGAATGTATCAAATCCTGTCTGTACAAAGCGGGACGTGGAGCTATGCCAAATGTAGTAGCTGCTCGTATCGCTCGCACTAATTGGCTAGTCGACAACCGCGCATCCTTTATGGATGCGCTCCGTTCCGACATTCGCGAGTTATGCAGCAAGGCTTCCAAGCGCGGCTTAATCCCCGCCGTTCGCATCAATGGCACATCCGATCTTCCCGGTATCGCCCGTCAGTTAGCACGCGAATTCCCTACCGTCGCTTTCTACGATTATACTAAGCACAAATCCCCATGGATTCGTCGCGAATCCAACTATCACATCACGTTTAGCTATTCCGGCCACAATTGGACCGAATGTGAAGCGGCACTATCGCACGATGTCAACGTCGCGGTAGTTTTCCACGTTGCAAAAGGCCAACCGCTACCAGTAGCCTATCAAGGCTACCCAGTTATTGATGGTGACACTAATGATCTCCGCTTTCTCGACCCTAAACGCGTTATCGTTGGCCTACGCGCTAAAGGCCCGGCAATCAAAGCTGATAGCGCGTTTGTAGTACTTCCCTAACGAGTGACACTTAGGCGGATGCCAAAGCATCCGCCTAATGGGCTGCTTGCCTCACCATGTCCAGTAATAGTGGACAAAAAGAAAC